GGGCGTTCATATTCAACAACTGACCTCCGCGACGTTGCCAATCGTCCGCGTGATCTATGTCGCTGGTGTTGGCGACGGCGGTCACGGCGTTGATCAAGGTTGCGCGGGACAAGGGGCGGTCGTTCTCATAGCCAGCTTGCCCAATTGTAGACATAAGACCGTCCAGAACGTTCGAGGTTTCTTTTTTGGTCAAACGCATAACGGTGCCCAGATTGTTGACCGTGTCGGCAACTGAATATTCGCCTTCGATCACGTCGGCGGCGGCTGCTTTCATCTTTTCCAGCACTTGGTCGAACATTTCACGCGATGAATAGGCGGATACCAGATCACGCAGTTTTAAATTTAATGCGCGGTTGTCTGCCTCTTGCGCCTCTCCCGATAACAAGCCCCAATCGTCGCTATCCCTCGCACTGGTGATATGGCTGCTCCGAGTTTTGTTCTCGGTCTGCATACCATTTAAGCAAGCCAAGGTCCAAAAAAGCTGGTAAGCTGTCACCGATCCCTGCCCCGTCTCCGAGTTGGAAAACCCCACCCCATTCGACATTACATCTGCCACGTTTGCTCCCGCTCCGGTATGAACAAGCGATTTAAACCGCATGTACAATTTACTGTCGCTAATATTAGCTTGAACAACCTGAAGCTGGCTGTCGTTCTCCATAATTGGCGGCAATACAGTTTGGAGCATGTCGTTATTGTCATACGTTTTAAATCGGTCGGACAATAAAGCGCGGGCGGTGCCGTTGGTTTCGTCTTTATCTAAAAAAGTTCGAAGCATTTTCCGCTTGGGTTCTTTCTGAAAATGAGCATTGATTAGCGTATCAAATTCAGCGGGGTAATGATCTTGCAAACGTCGGGCGGTTCTCGTTTCAATATCGCAATGCGCCGCCAATTGTTGGAACGCAACCGAATTGATATCAAGGTGCCGCGTTGGTTCGCCGCCTTTTGCTTCGATCACTAAAGCGGGGCGGTTGGTTTCCGCGTCGGTGATCTTTTGCAGATCATTAGTTGGGGTTAGAAAATCCGCCTTGCGGGCGGCTTGGTCCTGCACCTTTTGCATTAACTGGGTCAAGCTTCCGTGCGTGTTCTCAATAGAATGTGACATTTTATTCTCCAAAAAGTTAAAGGGCGCGATTTCTCGCACCCTCTTGATATAGAAACTCGCATATATAAGCAAGCGGAAATTTCTAGTTGTGCGTTTCCTCGCCAATATCGCCCGCAATATGGTGCCGGATTATTGAACGCGGGGGCAGTCCAGAAACAAAGCGGCGCAACTTATCCCCGTCGGTTTCGTCCTGATCCTGCGCGGCTGTCGCAGTCCAGTGCAACGCGACATTCCCGCCAGACGCATAGCAACCGCCCGCCTGATCAGGATCAGCGGCTTTCTTTTTACTCGCGCCATGTGCCGTAAAGCCAACTGTAAAAGTTCTTTCGAGCCTAGCGCAAAGCGGATCACCATTGCCGCAATCGGCACAACTAAACCCCGCGATTGTTTCAGCGGGACAACGTACAATTAAGGCACCGTCAACATAACGTTTCTTTTTACCCTGCCAAAAACGTTCCGCAACGGTCACAACACAAGGCACCTTAAACCGCATAAACTTTGCCGCGATTTCTGCGGTCTTTGCGCTGTAGTTTATCACGGTTTTATTTGCCGCAAGTTTTCGTTTCCAGTGCAGGGGAGAGAAATGCGAATAGGTGAACGATACACCTTTGACAGGCTTGGCATCTAATACCGCGTCAAGATAATCAACATCTATTTTTGACGCGCCGCAACCGCTCGGGTTTAACTCACAACTGGCGGGACAAGTGCCATAGTTGCTACCGTCGCCCGCCCTATATGTGACAGCAATTCCCCGCGTCTTTTTTGCTCGGCTATATTCGACCGTTTTTAACATAGTGTTTTTACCCCGTATTCTGCGTGGTGGTTGACGCACCAAGGCGCGTAACGACGGCTATGCAAAACGCGCAACGCGCCGTGGTGCGTCGGGTAATGGCAACTTTTAGAAAGCCATTTCGTCCACATTCTTGTGCGACGGTTCCAGTATCTAGGCTGTCCCAAAACGGAATATTTCTTATAAATTACGTTCGGCATAGTGTTCTCCAATCTATACAATGTCCCATATCTATAGAAGAAAAAAGCCCGCCTGTAAAGCGGGCAGTTTCTAAAGTTCTATCTGCGGCGTTTCCGCGTTGGTTTTTTGCGGTTCGCTCTTTTGCTCAATTCCTCGTAATCGCTGCCGTAAAGCAATCGACCTATTAATTCAAAAATAAACATCGGTTAGGCGTTCTCCCTTTCTTCGGTGGTTTTTAATTCCAGTATTATGTTGCGGTTAGCCTGATCCACAAAACGTCTGTAAATGTCTTTCTGGAACTCAGCCTTCGTTCGAGTGTCCGCGTTGGTGTGCAATCCGACGTGGCTTCTTACATCCTCTGCCGTAATCGGTCGGCCTTTTAAAGCCTTATCTAAAAGCCAAGCCCCATTGATCGTTTCAATGGCGTGGCAACGGACGTAAAATTCCTCCCAATTCTTTTCTGTAATCGCATTTAAGCCAACCGACATGGTGCCCCAAATCAAAGCACTGGTGATAGGCCAGACGGCGTCGTCTTTATAGTCGGCTTTAACGCCGCATAGATCATAATTTAAACTCATAGCATGTTCTCCATTTAGCTAACCCTTAGAGTATATGCGATTATATGGGAGAAATCAAGTCGAAAAGAACAGGCCAATCAAAAGGATTTGTCCCTTCATACACCGGATCGGTTTTTAGCCCATCCGTTTTGACCGAGATTGCTTGATCGGCACGATACAAAAGAACGACAGGTTTTTTACCCCAATTCTGATGCTGCTTAACCAATATCCAACTGCTACTGTGTCGGTGCCTCGTTAGCCAAGAAACTTGGTGTGGGCTTAACCGTACCGCATTGGCCTTGCAAAACTTTAATTCTACAAAATGAAATAGCCCGCGTTCATCGCAGATCATAAGGTCGGGTATGCCCTGACCAACAGAGTTTTCTATTCTAGTCAGACTTAGCTGGGGCCTAACCTTTTTCGCGGCTGTCCTCAACTGTTGATAAAACGCCGCTTCCGTCGGAATCTTCGGTTGGGGTAATGTCGATAATGTCTGAGCCATTGGATTCCTTTAGTTCCTTCAACGCTTTCATCACCTCCTCTTTATCCATATTGTCGATACTGCCGTGTCTGATCTCCGCCTTGCTAACGTATATATCACCCTGCGCCTGTCCCCGTCTATACTCGGCCTGTACCGCGGCACTGTACGCCCCGTTTTCGAGGGCCACGTCACGGATTTTCTGCAAGTCTCGAACGTGTCTGCTGTAGTTGATGGCAAAACGTTCATCCAATTCGTTTCGATACCGCCGAATAGCTGCCACAACGTGCGGGCATTTATGAGGATTGGTCAACTCATATGCACGGGTGTGGGCTGAACTCTCGGGGTAGCCCGCTCGAATAGCGGCTTCCTTGTAAGTTATCATACCGTCGTTGCTTACAAGCTCTTTGACAAATAGCTCCTGTTTACGCGTCAAAGGGCTGTCCGCTGTCTTATACTTCGCGCCTCGGGGGTCAGAACGGTTGGCCTCTTTATCCACGGCTAGTCCGGTATGCTTTCTAGGAATGGGCCTTGCTTTAATCCTCAAAGGCTTGGGGAGTTTTGCAAGATCAGCATTTGTTTTTCTGGGCACCGTTCTCTCCACTGCAAATAACTATACAATACCCTTTAGCAACATATAGTATACCCCGCCAGAGAAACTTTTTTTACTTTTTTTTGTGGAGATTTGGCTTAACGCAGAAGGCTGCTTAACCGTTTGGGCTAAAAAACTGCCAATGTAACACCTATCTTTAGTATGGAGTTACAAAATAAGTTACGGTTTTTTGCCTTATTTCTGTTTGATTACAGACGTGTAACTTTGTTTACACTTGTAACGCCTATTTATTTTCGTTTTTTTTTTTTCAATTTCTCAGGAGGGGTATAGTATACACGTTACAAACGACACAGGCTCCCGCCTAAACTAAGACGAGAGCCTGATCCGCGGTCCTACCACTACTATGTCAAAATGGCCTACCGCGTGGGAGTGTTAAGCGACCGCTCCCTGCGCTAGGGCGGGTTAAAACCCCTAAACCCGCCCTATTCGATTAGATTGATTTCTTTTGGCGGTTCTCCCAGTTCGAGCCGGATGATTATTCTGGGGTGGAATGTGTCCGTTCTGTTCGCCCAATGTCTTTGCACGGCTGTTTCGGACTGAAACGTCATAACGTCCCCTGCTTTGGCGCGTCTTGTCAGCCCTTCGACGGACAGGAGTTTATCGCCCCGCGGTCGGCGGTACAATCTTATTTGTGTTGGTGTATATTCGTGACCATCGTCATAGTACGCTACAAGGGTGTTTTTGCCCCCATTGACTATGAAGTCGTATCCCAACTCCGGCTGGCATTCCCGAAAGAATTTTACGACGCTTTTGTTAGCGTCTATGATGCTTTTGTTGAGCATTCGTTGTGTGATTTTTATTCGGGCTTTCATAATAGTTCTCCATAATTGCTCTTAGTTTTTTTGTCATATCTTTAGACAACTCTTTGCCGTCGTTAAACGGAGTGTCTTTTTCTATTGTTACGAGAGAGGTCCGTGTCCGCGAATACCATTCTTTTCTGTCGTATTCATAACTCAGCACCACGTCGTGAAAGTCGTGTCGGTGCATATAGTAATCGACGTAAGCGGTTCCGTGGAAGCATTGGATTGTCCACGGCCTAGAAGTCTGGTTCATAGTTGTCCCCCTGTTTTAAATTGAAGGTATTGAGTGACGGTTTTTTCGTCATCAAATTCCATAAACATACGATCACCTACTGAGGCCACTCGTCTGGCAAATTCTGTCCAATCTTCGTCTGCTTCCCAATAGAAGGTAGCGAGGGCTATTGTTCGGTGGGGTTTTTGATCTCTTTGCACGTCTGTCATATCAAACGTGTCTCCCCTGTCTGTTGTGACAATTTCAATTTGAGCGGTCGCTCTGTCTACCATTGATGTTATACCCATTGTGTTCTCCATAAGATTTACTCTTACAGGGTGCCACAGGTATAGAAGAAAGTCAAGTGCAGTTAAGAACGCCCCAGACCCGTTGTCCGTGAACCCATTCGCTCACTACCAGACCCAAGCGCCTTAATCGTCTAAGGTAGTAGAGTGCGGCATCTAGTTTCATTTTGGCCCGCTCTGCCACTTCGAGGTCCGTGAGCCACGATCCTTGTTTCATCACTTCGATTATGGTTTTAAATCCAGTATCCATCATTACGAAGGCTCCTGACGTATCGGTCGAGTTCTTCTGCTGCGGCCCAGTAGTTTTGGTTGGCGTTAGGCAGTGGTTCTTTTACGAACCGCGCATCTTGGCATCTATCGACTTCTCGTCGGAGGAATTTTAGTTCGGCTTGTTGTGCTGGATTGAGGTCTTTTTGGATACGTTTAATGTCTTCTTCTTGCATAGTTCTATTTCTTTCCTTTGTTCTTGAATAACCTCGAACTGGCGTTCTAGTTCGAGAAACTGTTGATCAATTTCGGAGAAAAGTTTAACTGCGTCGGGCATTGCTAACGTCTCCCAGCACTTTATCCAGAAACTTGTTAGCGTCTCTGTTAGCCACTCTGACGATACGGGCGTGTCCATCATCCAGATTTATGCAGCGCACGATTTTGGGCAGCATAGCGTCCCAATCGCCTTGCATTCCGTATGACCAGATCATGTACGCAATCAGGGTAGACATTTCATCGGGGTTAAGTTGCGTTGGGCAAGCCTGTATGATGCCTTCTGCCACTTCTGATAGGTGATTACTCATAAAAGCTCCTCCTGTCCTTTAAACGTGATTTGATAGCGTCTGGCGCGGCCTATGACTTTCTCTATTGGGTCGTTTGTTTCCGCCAATACTTCTTCCAGAGTATAACCTTTTTGGGACAATTCCAGAAGTTTTTGTGCAGCGAGTGAGCGGTTAATTTCCGAGAGCCGCGGTCCGCCGTTTTTGATTTTATGTTTGACGATACCGTAGTTAGGTTTTTGGCCTTCGTAGGGTTCGAGCATCCTTGCGTTCTCTATTTTTGCTAGGGTTTTCCAGCGGTCCAGTAAGTCCATAGTTTCCTCCCAGAAACCTTTTAAGCATTTGCATCATAGCCATTGGGGATTTGGCTTGCACCAAGTCCCGCAGCTTTCTGTTTTCTTCACAAACTCGTTCGTATTCGTCGCGGTGGATCATTGTTAGTGTCTCGTTTTTTTGGCTTCTTCTTTGCCTTCATCGCACAGATCGTCCCAATCTTTAATGATGTAATTTAGGCTGTTAGCCGTGCAGTATCCGACTAGGGTAAACATTTGGATTTCGTTTATTTCTGGTTGAATAACGAGGAGTAGTTCCCCTCCGTTATTGTCTTTGTCCAGAAGTCTCAGTGTGAAGCCATCGAAGTTGCCGTCGGCCCATGCCATGCATCCGTCATCTGTGGTTGCGTGGCATGGGCCTACGATGGCTGACAGGTAGCTTATGTGCCAAGCTTTGCTGCTCATTTTTTTGTTACGGCGGCTTGTGCGGCGAGGAGAGCGGTTTCTTGTATGGTTAATCTAAGTTGGTCGTCGTTACTTAGGTTTGCTCTGTTTACCACTGTGTTTGCTCTGGTGATGCCGTTGATAGCGTTACGTCTAATTCTACGTGTGAATTTTTTAGTACTGTGTACTTTTTTGCTATCGTCTAGTCGTTCGTATCCAGAGCCTCTGATGCATTCGAAGACTATGCCTTCGTCGCGTTCGAGGTATTTACGTGCGCTATGTAGCGCGGGCCGCAGTTCGTCTATTGTTTTAGACATTTCGTTTTCGATAGTTTCGTAGCTGAGGTGTCCGTTACAGTTACGAAACATATCGCATATTTTTATAGTTTGTGGTGATCTTTGGTACATTTAGTTCTCCTATTAGTTGGTTACGTTGAGTTGAGTAGCGTTGCGTTTCGCCGCGCATTGTCGAGTAGAGCAGAGAGGCGAGGATAATAAACAAATCGTTGAGTTGAAAAGCATTGCGCGGCGTAGAGTATCGCTGAGTTTCGTCGCGCAGAGAGGCGTTGATGACAAACAAATCGCTGAGTAGAGTTGAGGGGCCGAGAGCCGCGTATCGATTCGGCGCGTTGATAAAAAACAAATCGTTGAGCGGAGTCGAGGGGCGGGGCGAAGAGAAGCGATGCGTTGATAACAAAAAAATCGCTGAGTTGAGTAGAGTTGCGTTGAGAAGCGACGAGCGGAGTGGCGCGGTGCTGCGCATCGGGGCGGGGCGTTGATAATAAAGTACCGCAACGCATGGCATTGTGATATGCGTTGCGGTTAATCATTAGTTTGTCCAGTTAAACTTTTTAGCTGTGAAGCGTCCGTTAATTCCGCCTTTTTCTGGACGGAACCTGCCTATGCCAATGCCTTTACCTGCGGCGTTAAAGACTTCTTCAAACACTTCTCGTGTGATGGTGTCGTCCATTATGGTGAAGGACACTTCTGTCTGCCATTTATAAATGATGGGGAAGGATCGCCAGACGCGTTTTCCGGAGCCCCTTACGCCGTCTGCGTTGGCGTTGATTCGGACTTTATCCACGTCTTCTTTGTGTACGCCGAGTGGCGCGTCTTCTAGGCAGATCACGTCTGCTTCGAAGTATTTTGTAAAGGTTGCTTTGCCGCGTCCCGGTATTTGCATACCGAGTTTCTTTGCGGCGGCGGCTAGAGAGAATTTAAATGCCATTGCTGGTATGACGATTTCGCCGTTTGCCCGCGTGGTGCATTTTTCCCGCCACGTTCTGATTTCATAATCATCGGGTCGTTCTTTGGGCAGCTTTTCGGCTTCGTGCATTTTAGATTGTGAGTAAGGCGAGTCGCCTTGGATTGATACGGTTACGTTTCTCATTTTGTTCTCCTTTTGAGTTGAGTGTTATTTAGATAAAATATGTATAGGATAAAGTCAACCCCACAAATACAAAAAACCCCAGACTGCCTGAACAATCTGGGGCGTATGTTTATTGGAGAACAAACATCAATATCTCATGAGGAGATACATATTACATACGCGATAATATGGGAGTGGTCAAGTTTTCTCGTAATGTTTTTGCAATTTATTTTGTACGGACTTTAGTTTGCTGTATTGGTCGAACATGAATCGCAGTTGACCGCTGATTGTTCGTCCTTCGATAACCGATAAAATTTTCAATTCTCGGTACACTTCTACCGGAACG